ACAGGATATGATGGCCTTCTGGTCCATTACTTCCGCAACGCTTCTTCGATGCCGTCCAATTTCTCGAACACGCGGTTAAACGAAGCCCGTAGTTCTTTAAACTCGCGGTCGTGCGCCTCTTTGTTGGCCGCAGCGGTAGCCTTTAAAACCTCAATGTCTGTGTGATGGGTGTTAATCTTGTTGTAGATTATCCAAACAACCGCGCAGATTGGTACGACGATGTATTCAATAACGAGGTTCAAAAGTTCCATAGGTCAGCCTCACGCGATGTCAGAGATAATTTCAACGCGGATGTAGCCGTCGTTTGGAAAGGTTTCGATGCTGGCGTCAGCGTAGGTGACCTCGAACTCAGCTTGATAAGATCCAGTTGTGTCTGTGTCCGCTGCGTCCCAGTCGTAGCGAACCGTCCCGTCAACAGCGGTCACAATCGTTGCCGCTGCATCAACCTTGACCGTGCGAGAACTGATCGGGCGCAAGTGAAAGCGAACAGACGCAGACGTGAGGTCTACCGCTGCGTCGTTTGCGTCTTGCAACGTGGCCAGCATCGCGGGGCTTGTGTCATTCTGTTTGATGTAAAATGTCATTAAGCCGCCTCGTTTGCATCAGAAACCAAAGCCCGATTAGGGGCATTCTGGGATATGATACACGCATTTGACCCTATAGTCACGAGTGCCACGTTGTTGGATGGGTCAGAAACGTGAACTTGGCGACGTTTACTCGCGTCAATCGCAAGCTGCCCGACAATCGGCTGGCCTGTCGTAATGTCCTGCCCATCCAGAACCACGATGACAACCATTGCGGACGAAGCAATAACGGGTGCGCCCGCATCAATGGCTTCAGCGGTTAGGTCATGCTCTTGCTCAATAGACGCCTGAGCGACGATAGGCTGGCCTGTGGTGACGCTCTCGCCATCTAGGACCACGTTCCTCACTAAAACAGAAGGTGCGACTGTAGGCGGCGTTGTTGCGATGTTTGCGGCAATTAGCGTCTGGTCTTGAACAATGACAGACGCGCCAACATCAGGCGGCCCTGCAACAACCTCGCTTAGAAGCAGAACGTGCTGTTGCTCAATCGCCGCCGGGTCAATAGGCGGAGAGCCTGCCGTGATAGGATCGGCAAAGAACGTCTCATCCTCGAACATTGGTAGAGACGGAACGGACGCCGCGCCCGTTGTAATGTTGTCCGCGCTGATTGCGTGGTTTTGGTCGATCGACGCCGCGCCGAGAACAGGCTGACCCGCTGCAATCCCGTCGCCAGTTAGGTCCACGCCCTCGACAAGAACGCTTGCGCCAATCGTTGGGCTGCCCGCAAAGATAGTGCCTGCGGAAATATCATGGTCCTGCGAAATTTGCGGCTGACCAAGAACAGGCTGACCCGACAAGATGGCGTCCGCAAAGAACGTCTCATCCTCGAACATTGGCAATGGCGGGACAGACGGCGCGCTTGTCGTAATGTTAGCCGCAACGATGGCGTGCGTTTGCGACACTTGCGACACGCCGACAACAGGCGCAGACGTAACAATGTCATTAGCCGAAAGAATGAAGTTCTGGCCAATAGACGACTGGTCAATAGTTGGCGCGCCTGTCGCAATGCCAACAATGCTTAGGTCGTGTTCTTGATTGACCGACGGAGACCCAACAACGGGGCTTGCAGTCGCAATGCCGTCCGCGTTGATGAGGTAGATGATAACCGCCCCATCGTCCGCAAGCGGTGCAGAGGCTAGGGGCGAAAATCCAAGCATTTAGCTTACTCCGGCTTAATTGGCCATGTCACGTTTTGCGGAAAACCGTCTTGCTGCGGCACGTCTAAAAGCTCCTGACGGTATTTAGCCCACTGTGCCTGTGTGTCAGTATCAAGTGCCGCCCAGCGAAGGGCGTTACCTGCAATAGCGTCCACGTCTACAAGTAAATCGTTGCGCTTTGCCCTGATTTTGTTTGAAACAACAAACTCTTTTGCGGCATAATCAACAACTACACTATTTCCGTCTAAACAAACGGGATATTTGGAATAATCAGAAAAAACAGCCACAAGGTCAGGATTTAACTTCAATATTTCATTTTTTGCAGATGGGCTTTTGACCCATCCGTGACTTATTTTATCCGCATCAAAAATATAAAAACCCATATGCCTCACCTGTAGTAAATGTCAATGTCGATGGCCGTAGCCGTTGAAGTTACTGGACCTTTACCCCACACAATAATGATTTGATTTTGGCCAGCAAAGTATCCGAAGGAACCAAATTTTATGTCTGCGCCGACGCGCGCATTAGCTGTGTTGACACGTCCATTGGTTGACGATGTTATATTCCAAAGCCCAACAAAAGAACTTGATGAGCTAACGCCTTCAACTTTTGCAATCCATGCTTGATCCGCTGGTATTGATTGAGCCGCCGTAAAAGCCACAGTCCCGCCGTTTATCTCTCGAATTGAGACGTCAATTGTTGCATTTTCGGGGATAACACCCGCGCCCGCAGAAATTCCAGTTAAAGCAGAACCGTCACCATGGAAGCTAGGTGCGTGTACAGGCTCTGTAGAGGTAATCTGTGAGTTGTTCACCTCAAGACGTTCTGCACCACCTGTAACAACACGCCACTGGTCTGCTGCATGGAACTGCATGTAGGTGTTGGTGTCACCAGAGTGTAGTATCTGATCAGCAACGTACACATCGTTAAACGTAGGGTTGCTTGTAGTGTTCAGCGCTTGGTTGGCTGTATAGGTTGTGTAGCCGTTAGGGTTGCTTGCGGGGTAGTATACGCCATCAGTAATCTGACTTCTAAAATGAGCTGGTGTAGCTTTACGAATGTAACCATCATTGGTGTTTACATAAATGTCGGTCAGAGTACCTGTAGTATTACCACTTGTAGTATTGATCCACCCAAACTCACAGTAGCCGTTACCCTGTGTACGGACCACTTTGTTGGCTTGGTTGTTACGACCTGTGTGAAGGTCCAAGCCATCAAGCAGGTTGCTATCAGCAGCCTTACCAGAAGTTGATAGCGCACCTACAGACGCTGCGGTGAGCGTCGTAGACCCCAGCGCCGTGACGTGGCCGTAAGTGTCTAGCGTAACGTCTTGAATGACCGTAGCGCCGCTGTTGTTCACTGAGCCTTGGCTAGACGTATCAGCGTGTGAAAGCGTAGGCGTGCCGGACGTGCCGCCGCCAGACAAGCCAGAGCCTGCCGTTACGCCTTGGATGTCGCCCGTGGGGCCTGTTGTGATTGCCGTGACGTGGCCGCGCGCATCAACCGTAATCTGGTCGATCTTGGTGCCATCAGACGTCGAACCATAAGTCCCGCTCAGTGACGACGTATCAGCGTGGTTGATTGTGACCGTTCCAGACGTACCGCCGCCCGTCATATCGGTGCCAGCCGTCACGCCCGTAATGTCGCCAATGTTTGTAGTGAACCCGGCATCGTTGTTGAAGATGCTCAGGCCAATTTCGCCCGCTGCTTTTCGACGGTCTGCGCCCGCATCTAGGACGATGAACTCATCCGTCCCCGTCATGTTGGCCGTCATATCCGTCAATTCGGACAGGTCCACATTCAGCGTCACAGAACCCGAAGAGCCGCCACCAGAAAGGCCAGTGCCGGCAGACACGTTTGTGATGTCACCGACGTTTGACGTGTACCCGTTAGGGTTGCTTGCGTCGTACTTCGCGTTTAGCGCCGATTGCAGGCCGTCTACGTTGGCGATGATATGATTGTGACTGTCGTCAACAACAGTGACGGAAAGCGTGGCATTGGCCGAACCGTCGAAAGATACCGACCCTGTTGCGTCGCCACTCAGTGAGAGGTTGCGCGCCGTTGTCCACTTGTCAGCGTTGGGATGGTAACCGTCCGTAAAGAACTGGTTCCAGCCTTTCCAAGTCCCGTTTTCTTGCGTGCGCAAATACGCCTTGTTGGTCCGCCAATCCATTGCGAATTGCGTTTGCCAGTCGCTAGAATAAGAGAACGTAGCGACGGCATGGTCGGTGCCGGACGGCTTATTTGTAGCACTTGAAGAACCGTAAAACACGCTGAAGCCAGAAGCGTCGCCCGCTGTATCGTAATTTGATGTGCCTTGGTTTTGCAGCATCCGATAGTTTAGCGTGCCTGTCAGCGTGTCGCCTGCGGTGTTCAGAAATCGGCTGTCTGCTTCGCTTTCGGTGTAATATCGGCCATCAAGGTTGACGGACGATAGGCCAGTGAGGTGGCCGTAGGTATCCAGTGTGATGTCCTGAATAACAGTGCCGCCGCTGTTGTTCACTGAGGCTTGGCTGGACGTGTCCGCGTGCGTGAGGTTGACCGTTCCCGATGTGCCTCCACCAGAAAGCCCGCCGCCAGTCGTGACGCCCGTAATGTCCCCGACATTGGTCGTGTAACCCGCGTCATTGGTTAGCGTTGAAATGTTATCGCCGGGCTGCGTAGCGCTATCTGCAAGCGAACCTTGCGCGGATGTGGCTGCCCCAATCGTCGCGGGGCTAATCGTGGCTGAGCCAAGGCCAGTGACATGGCCGAAGCCGTCAACCGATACGTCCTGCACAAAGGTCGCGCCGCTGTTGTTTACAGACGCTTGCGCAGACGTGTCAGCGTGGTTGATTGTAACAGTCCCGCTTGCCCCGCCACCAGTGATGCCGGAACCTGCGGTGACGCCAGTGATGTCACCCACGTTTGTTGTATAGCCAGCATCGTTTGTCAGCGTGGAGATATTGTCTCCCGGCTGCGTAGCGCTGTCAGCAAGAGCGCCTTGCGCCGCTGTCGCATAGTCGTCGCTGTCAAAGGCTTTGACTTGCGCAAGGTTTGTCACCTCACTGTCCATCAACGCGCCTGCGGCTGTGACGTTTGCAGTGTCGGTCACATTCGCGCCAGCTTCGATGCCGTCCAGCTTTGCGCCATCCGCCGCAACGTCTCGGCCATCAACGGTCCCTGTGACAGAAACGCTTCCGAAAGATGGGCTGTCGTTAGGTTGCACCGCACTGTCAGCCAGCGTGCCTTGTGCAGACGTAGCTGCACCGATGGTTGCGGGCGTTAGCGTCGTCGATCCAAGCCCCGTAACGTGGCCATAGGTGTCAACGGTCACATCCTGAATAACGGTTGCGCCAGAGTTGTTGACGCTGGCTTGCGATGAAGTGTCATCGTGGCTGAATACGGTGCCAGAAAGGTCCAAGCCTGCGCCAGCAGTATAAACGGCGGTTGCGGCCACCTGAATGAACGTGATGTCAGTCGTGCCGAACGTGATAGACCCAGTCGTATTGCAGACGTAAAGTTCGCCCGCAGCCGTGTTGCCCTCTTGCACAAAGAACGCATCGCCTTCGCCAAGCGCATCAGGGTCACTTGGCCCATAGCTGTCTGCATCTGTGGCGCGGGTCAGAACCCAGTTAGTCGAACCAGAGCCGACTGCCGTGACAGTATAAACGCCGTTTTGTGCAGCGTTAGTTTGCTCGTAAATTAAAACGCGGTCATCGACCACAACCGCGACACCATCAATTAGCAACGCAGCTTGCGTGCCTGAGTTTGTCAACGTAGCGCCGACCCCTGCCGTTCCGTTATCGTAGGTGGCCGTCAGGTTGCCTTTGGCCTCCGCCCGAACGGGCATGTGGTAATGGATGCCAGCCGCCGCGATTGTGTCCACATATTCCTTGGTCGCGGCTTGCAGTGATGTGGTCGGGTCAGCGTTGAGAACGAGGCTTCCCGTCATCGTGCCGCCGGAACGCATAAGCGCGCCCGCAGCGGTCACGTTGGCGGTGTCCGTTACGTCCGCAGACGCTTCGATGCCGTCCAGCTTCGTCTTGTCGCCATCAACGAAAGCGCCCTCCGAAGGTGGCTGTTGAATGTCCTCACCAGCCGCCGTGATGTAAACCACGGCCTCGCCGGAGAGGTTTAGCAGGGAACCCGTCGAACTTTCATCAAGCGAGCGCGTCAGCGTTGTCCCAGACGCCGTGTAGGTGCCTGTGCCAATCTCCCACGCGCCGTCATCCTCAATGGTATAGCGGACAACATCAGCGTTTGAGACGCCAGCATCGGCAAAGGTTTGATAGCCACTCTCCGCAGCGCCAAGAGTGATTGTGCCAGTGCCAGTTGTGGACGTGGCGACTTTGGCTCTGTTTACGAGAGTGACCATTTAGAAAACCTCTTAGGCTGGATCAGGAATGCCGATTGCGACAGAGGACAACGTAAAGGTGTTGCCCGTTGTGACCGCCTGAGACGCTGTGAGTGAGCCTGTAGCAAGCAAGCGGCTGTTGGCAGTGTCAACGATAGCGTAGTGCGTCACGGTGCCTGTGCCTGTCACTGAGCCGTCTGTGATAGCTGCCACGACAACCTCACGTCCGCCGCCGGAGCGGTCCTGCGGTGCGCCGATAGAAAGCGACGTGCTGTTGCCCAGAGTGTAAGTGCTGGTCGCTTCGGCGTAGCTGGTCGCTTCCTGCGATGTCACGTCAATTCGGTTGCCTTCGGTGTCAAGAACGGTAAGGCCGTTGTCAAACACTCGGTCGTTTAGTGTAGCCATAACGGCCTCCTGTGGTTGTGTATAGCGCGCAGTATATCACGGCTGGGCTGGCCAAGCAATTTCGCTGGGGAAGCCCTCTTGCTCTGGAACGTCCCGCAGCGCTTTGCGGTAGACTGCCCATGCGGCTTGGTCAACGGGGGCGTCTGGTACTTGCGTCCAATCGGATGATGCGAGCAGTTCGTCTCGTGTATCCCGCACAGCTTCTGCGCTGACACCCTCAACAATCGGCTCTGAAAGCACGCCAAATTCGCCAGACAACGCTTTCTCATAAAGCGAGCCGCTGTCTACAAACAGACTTGGCCCGCTGTCGGAAATAAGCAAAACGCCGATGTGTTCATCATTGGCCCATCGTGCGGATGTATATTGGCTCATGTTAGGCCCTCACTCAGTTTTCGGTATGCAGGCTGCTCAACGTATGGATCAACAGCGCCGACATTAATTGCCGAAATAGTAGAAGTATAAACGCCAGCTAGGTCCTTTTTATGCCTCCACTCAATAACATCGTCAGGCACCACAGAAACATCATTGGTTCTCTCAATAAAACTCGTTGATGTCGTTGTGTATGTCTGGACCAAAACGTCATTCTTATAAAGAGACAGTGAAACCTGAGAAACCGCAGATGATTTGTGTGAGCAGAAAAAACGAAGGCTGCCAGTATAAGACTTTATTGTGTAAGCCTGCCCGACCACTAAAGTTGTCGTGCTATTTTCAAGCTGCCCAGCAACTCCGCCTTGGCCCTGAGCACTGATATTGTCACCTGCTGCGGATGAAATAACAGGCAAAACAGGATTTGTCGCATCACTTTGCATTGCAGTGCCGTAGATGCGCGGCGCACCTGTTGCACCTTCTGCCAGCGCAATAGGGTTGTCACGCATCGCTGTCATAAGCGGCTGCGTGATAGGGCTGTCTTGGTCAATCTGCCCGTTGGTTATCGCCGTGTAAGTTGTCATCTATCCAATCCTCGCCGCTGTGGTGCCGTCACTGAGAACGCCAGCCGCGTTGCCAATATAGCCGCTTTTGAACGGCACGTCATTGGGGTCATAGTCCGCCGACCCGCTGGCCATGACGAAATAAATTCGCCCGTAAAGCCCAGTTTCCTCGACAACATACTCCACAATCTCGTTTGGCACCACCTCCTCGCGGCTCATCACCGTCCATGGTCGAAGCTGACGCGCGCCGAACTCATCGACGTCTAGGTAATGCGAGAGGTAGAACGTGTCGCCAATCTGATAGTCGCCGTCCTTAATATCGACGCGGAACTTGCCTTCTGTCGGCGTGTCCACATACTTGTTCAACAGCTTGGTTGCCGTCGTCTGGGCGATAATGCCTTGGCTGACCCACGTACCGAAAATTTTGCGAATAGACGCGCTGCCGTAGAGGTCGTCCGTTTCGCTCTCAAGGTCTGCGATGACGTACTGATATTCGTAGTTATTAACGTTGGTGTCACTCTCGGTGAAGTCGCGCTGGCCATAATAGACCCAGACCTGCGAAGCCCGTTCCTTGGGCTTGTCCATCCATGAGAACGTCCCAGAAATGATATTGGCCTCATCCGTCAGCGTGTCGGGCTGTTCATCAAAGCCGCGAATAGCTTTGAGCCTGACAAGCTGCGCCGTCTCATCCCACCAGATAAAGAACTGCACTTGCTCCGCTAGGTCCGATACAAGTTCTGCCACGCCATAAGGCTCAGTCAAAACCCGTGTCACGCGCGCAAAGCTGAGATAGTTTTCGATTTCCTCATAGCTGGGCTGACCCGCCACAAAGTCCGCCATGTAGGCCGCGTCTAGGCCGCCGCGCGTTTGCAGCAGATCCACAAGAACGTCGATTAGTTCCGCGTCGTCGTAGCGGATACATTGCTGCACCGAAGCGTCGAACTCATGGTCCTCTGCCACAGTGTTGTCCGTCCCGCGCGTCACGCCCGTGAACTCAATCCCGTTGGCAGATGTCGATCGCGCCGTGTAGGTCATCAGTTCGTCGCCAATCCGCAACGTCCCGCTCGCCTCATAGTCAGCCTCGACCGCGTTAGCGACCTCAAAGCTGGTGGCGCTGCTTGTGATGTCTGCATAGAGAACGCCGGGCGATGCCGCCGGAACCTGCGCTTGGCGTTCCTCAAGCCGCGTCAGCACGTCCTTGCATTGCATCGTGACTTGGCCAGCAGAGTTTTGCTTGGTGATAGAGGTCATGATGTAGAGCCGCTGCGTCATCTGCGCGAGCGTTTGCCCTGCATATCCCTCATAGACTTTGACTTGGATGTTGGTGCGATACTTGTTGCGCGCGATCCACCGAGACCAAAAGCTGCCACGCTCGCGCGAAAAAGGGTCCCATGAACGCCCGTCAACATACGGGTCAACCACGCGGTCGCTGTGCTGGTGATCCATAAAGCGGATTGTGCAGACAGCCCGGTTGCCAAGGCCCTTGGCGTTGCGGCTTGCGCCAGCCAGATTGACCTTGGTCGGGCTTGTGGACACGCTCACAAGCGACGGAAAGATATAGCTGGCACCAGAGACCGACTGAGCGCCGACCTTGCCGCTGGAAAAGAACAGGCTCAAAGGCGTGCCTAGCGCATAGTTGGCGGGGTCTTGGCATGTCGCCCGCGTGTTGTAGCACTTGGTGTCAGCCGTCCCTGTAGCCGTGCAAGGGCTAGACCCGAACACGTTCTCACAAAGCGGCTGTAGGATTTCGACAAGCTGGATCGGCTCACGGCCTACGGGTGCGTCAGTCATAGCCGCGCGCCCTCACGCTCATAGACACGCTCAGAAGGTCGCGGATGCCCATATTGGACGGGATAGGCACTTCATCGACCTGACAATATCCGACGTCTCCAAACGTGCCGGGACGCCATGCAAGCCAAAACGGTTCCGCCTCAGTCGCGCGTTGAAAGTCTGGCCAATTCGCGCGCACCCAATCGGATGTTAGGTGCTGCCACGAATAAGACGCAGAGAGATAGGAGCGCTGTTGAACCCGGCCCAGATACTCGCCTGTCTCCGAATAGTTGCTCCGCAGGATCGTCTGCCGTGCCATTGGGATGGGCGCAACGCCGCCGTAGATAGGCCGCTCCATCTGCATTGCCGTCCCAAATTTTATGACGCCGACCTCTGGTGCCGTGCCGCCCGTGATTGAAATGCGCCACCGCTGCCGCGTCTCAGGCTCGAAGATGACCATGATTGGCTCATCGCTTGTCACCGCAGTAACCGGGCATAGGTCTGCCCATGCCGATCCTGTCCAATACTGGACCTGCACCGAGTTGCCGTTGGTTCCCATCGTGTGAGCCGCGATGCAGCAATAGTCGGCCTCCGCAGCGCTGCCGTGGTTATACTCCCACGTCGCAGTCACGCTCGCGGGCTTCCACCGCTCATAGGTCAGCGTGTTAAGCGGGGCGTTAGCAAAGAAGCCTGTTGCCGTGCTAGAGACGCTGGCAGTGCCGCCAGAGAGCCAGTTAAGGCTGTGCGCTATCCGAGCATAGGTCAGGGGCTTGTCACCGCTGGGGAGGCTGTATCCGCTTTCGAGAATAACTGTCATCACACAAGCCTTATCTGAGCGCCGTCATCGACCGCATCGTTGATGCCGTTGATTAACTGTATCACTTGGTCACGGCTAAACATATCCCCACCTGTGAGGCTAATAGCGACGTTGTTGGATGTCTGCGCCGGGGCTTGAGCAGCCGCGCCAGAAGAACCAGCAGCGCCGCCTGATGCGGCCCCCGCGCCACCGCCAGACGAAACGCCTTTAATCGCGTTGACCATGCCGAGACCAGCGCCAAGAACGCTAACGGCTGCCGGGATTTTGGCAAACCAAGGCAGGGTCGGGTCAGCGATGACTTGGTTATAGGCGCGATACGAATTTATAAGCGCTTCAGCCGCACCAAAAACCCGCGCGACCTTTAGCATTTTCTCGTTACCGCCCTGCATGGCTGATGCCATTGCGCCCATGAACGCCCCGGTCTGAGCCAAGGTGTCGCCGTACTTATGCACGGCAATGCCTGCCATGCGCTCCGCGTGCTGCGCCTCTGCATCCTCCATCAGCGCGTCATATTCCTGCTTCGTCAACAGTTGCTGCTCAAGCGCATTTGTCAGCGTTTCCTGTTGGCGATCAAAGGAAGCAATTTGCAGTTCCTCTTGGCTCATGAGCGACTGTTCAAGGCGTTCTAACTCGCCAATTAGCGGGTCTTTTCTAGCGCGACCGCCGCCGCCTCCATCGTCATCGTCTATAGATGTAGGAGGTAAAAGCCCTTGACCCGTAAACCCTTGCTCAAACAGTGGGGTTCCTACTGTCACGTTTTTCGCAGCCGCATCCATTTGCTCAAACGCTGTGACGCCAGCACTTGCGGCTCGCAAAACTGCCTCCAACTGCGTCACAATCTCCGCAACGGCTAGAGGAATTTTTTCACTGGCTGGGAACATCTTCGATAGAAGGTCCAGAACCAAAGACGATTGCTCCGCCACAGCCTCCATGCCTTCGGCTTCGGCCAAGCGCTTCAGCTCAATATTGAGCTTAGTCGCTTCGGCTGATGTCATCCCTAATTCTGCGGCTGCATCAGAAAGCGCGCTGGCGGCTGCCGAAACCTTTTCGTCCTGCTCGTCAAAAGCCGCTGCATTTAAAAGCGTGCGTTCCCCAAGCGAGCGTTGGACAATACCCGCATTTGCAACGACGCGCGAATATTCCGCCAGTTTGATCTGGACGTTTGCAAGGGGGCCTTCAATTTCCTTAACCGCGCCAGCCAAGCCCTCAAGGCCCATTGATAGAGCCGCTTGCGCTGCAATGATAGAAGCTCGGCTCACCTCATCACCAAACCGCCCAAATTCTTCGCGCAGGTCATTTACGGGGATGCGGGCGCGATTGAACGCTTTTGTTGCCGCATCAAGAGAGCCAACAAGATTGTCAATTGCTTCTTCAGTATCTTCGGCCTCATCACCAGCGGATGCGAACGCAAACGCAAGCGCCGGAATGCCAACACCCGCCACGACGCCGAGAGCAGCCCCCAGAGCGCCGAAGCCGCCTAATAGCTGGGGAAGCTGTTGCGCGAACACTGTACTTGCCTTGGTGCCGCCCTGAAGCTGCACCGCAATATCCTGAAGCTGAAACGAGGTGTTTTGAATTTGCGCGCGCGTCTGACCGGACACGTTGCTCAACCTGCCAAGACTGCCGCTAAATTTAGTAGTCTGAGTGGTGGACTTGGTGACCTTTTGTTCAAAGCTGTCTAGCTTTGCGCGCGCGGTAGCAATCTCAGACGAAAAGTCCGAACTGTCGCCTGAGATTTTGATATTAAGGGCGGTTAGCTGTGTCATTCATCTTCGCCTTGTGCTTGGCTCTAGCTTCGGCCCATTCGGCTTCTGAGAACGCGCCGCGCTTTGACCCACCTTTTGCAGCTTCCTGCATCCGTTTACTCTCAGCGACCTTGCCGTCTAATTCAGCCCACCAGTCGTCTATCGCCAAAGCCCAGAACTCGCTGGGCTGTATGCCCCAAGAGCGGGCCGCTTGATACGCATTGCGCTCAAAAGCGGCCCACGTTACTCCCCCGGCGAGCCGCCCTCATCAGCGCTATCTGCGTTGATCTCTTGCGACTTTGGCGTGACGATAGCGGCCACATAATCAAGCGCGATAGCCTTGGCCTCCATGAAGCCAGCATCCGCAACAGCCTCTTGGACCTTTTCCAGTGACATAGAGCCACCAGCGGCCTTGATGCCTTCATGCAGAATGACGGGCACGTTCTTGACCGTGAATTGCCAGCGTGGGTGATAAATCTGCCCCGCCTGCGTCATCATTGCTTCGACCTGAGCCTCACGTGCAATGGCCAGCGGATCGCCAACCTTTTCGTGAAGTTCAGCCGCCGCGCCGAATGTAATCGCTAGGTCAATGTCATGCCCGCCGAGATTAGCTTTTAGCTTGCGCATGGTTCACCTTATGCCGACGAAGCCGTGTAGGTCACAGCGCCGCTCGATTGGAACGTGGACGAAAACTCAACAGCGCCGTCATGCTCGCCAGTGATTTCGAACGAAGCAAGGTGGAACGTGCCGCTAATGTTGCCGGGCGATGCCAGCGAAGAAGGCAGGTCAATTTGCAGCGTCTCGCCAGTTGTCGAAGCGTTGTAGAACTCAGCCAAAAGAACCTCATCCGAGGAAATGCCGCCGACAGTGACCTCGACCGACTTCACGCCGGGGGTGGCAAGCAATGTGCGCCAGCCGTTGTCGTCGTCGGTAGTCACGTCAACCATCTCGTTAGAGTTGGTGATGCCACGTGTACGGACGCCAACAAGCGTTGTGCCGTCCCAGTCAATCGTTAGTTCGCGCCCGTTGAAGCCAGCCATGGTCAGGGTTCCTTCTGGATAGTCAGTTTAAAGCGCATGACACCGTGACGGGTTTCGCCATCGGGGTCACGCAGGGTTTCCGAAAACTCGCTGAGGCAGTCTACCACATTATAGCCCACCTTGGATAGAGCGCCTCTGTTGAGGATGTCATAGACCTCGCCCATGATTAGCTTCGTCTCTTTGAAGCCCGCCGAACGGCTCCAGATGTGGACCTGAAGCGTCACCTCTTTGCCAAGCGTGTCGTCTGTGTCCCAAGGTGCAGTCGTGTCGTCACCGATGACCACATAGGGAAAATTCTCGCGCGGCATTCCTTCGGGCAGGTAGGGAACGTCGTCGTAAACGCCCGCACTGATGTTGCCGTTCAATGCGGTGAACACCATTTCCTGCGCTACGGTCTCGAAACTCATATGCGGCCCTCCAGCTTGGCTTTCAGTTCCTTAGCCACGTTGTTAGTCGCCTTGCGGAAGCTGGGCATAAGCCAAGGGCGCGCTGCCATCTTGGACGTGCCAAACTCAAGATAGGCTCCATAAACAATATTTGTCCCAACGACTGCAACCTTTCGCGATTTGGTGGCGATCTCGAACTCAACATTGGACGCCAGACGCCCCGTATCGCTCATCGGGTACTGACCCCGCGCAGAGGCCGTGTGCGGCACTCTCGGCTCCCCTTTTCGCAGCCTGCCCTGTGCGTCGGTCCAGAACCTTGTGTCATACGTCCTCCCGCTTGCTGGCCCTCGCTGGATGCCGCGAACGGCTTCCTGTTGCGTGTCCATTGCGATGTCGTTGATCGTATCAACCACGGCTTCCTCGCTAATCGTGCCGAGCCGCTTTAGGTCCGCCATCAGATCGTCAATGCCTTCAATCTGAACCTTCACGACGGCTCACCTTCGGCCAGCATCAGTTCCAGCCAGTCCTGCATCCCATCAACGTCGATGACGGCCTTGATGTTGTAGGTCCGGCCACGATACGTCAGGCGATCCGCTGCGCTGTAATAGGGCGCGCCGTTCTCATCGCCCCGAAAGCGGATGACAGCCTTGACGGCAAGCGTTGGCTCAATGCCCATCGCGCGCACGCGCTCAGAGCCGCTCATAGGCTTCCAGAGCGCCCAAAGGTCATCGCCACGGCTCCACGTCTCAGTCCAGCCGCCCATGCCATCGCTGGCCTGCGTTTTGCGCTGGATTTTGACGCGGGCGCGAAGCTGGCGCGCGTTGTATTTGCCGCAACACTTTACCACGCCAATTCATCCCCGCGCCGATACGGTGCCAGCAAGCGACGAACCTCATCCGTCATGCCGTCGCAACCGTCGTAGATTTGCTCAACGTATTTGCGGATTGCCTGCACAATAGGTGCCGGGATCGACCCGCTGCCGTAGCCCGCGACGTAAGTCACCTGCACCGCGTCTTGCGCGCGCAAGTCGCTGGGCCAAACCGAGCCTTCGTTGAGGTAGATGCGGCCCGATTGCAGATCAACCTGATAGTTGCTCGCGTCGTATGTGCTGGCGTTGTTGCCCCGGTCATACGTCACAACAGATGTGACGGACTGCAAGGGCGGGAACGGGATGTCCAGCGTGTCGCCACCGCCTAGAAGGTAAGGGCGGCTGGCTGTATGAACGCCCGGCCCCAAGGCTAAGATGCGGTCCTCGCCGTTGGCGTAGGTAAAGCCGTCAGCCTTGAACACGAACGTCTCTGTCAGCAATGCGACACGCAGGTATTGCTTAACAGCCTCGGTCGCCGTGGTGAGGTACGAATAGATCACCACATCGTCGTCGCTCGTATCAACGCGCAGAAACGACTTCATGTCCACAATGCTGATTGCGGGTGCGTCCGTGCTTTCAGTGACGTAGGCGGATTTGCGATTAAACCTCATCGGCTTCACCCACTTCAACCGGATCAGGCTCGCAAACGGCTGCCAGAGCCTCAGAGACGTCCAGCAGCAGCTTTGCTTTTGCTTCCTTGGGCAACCACCGCCAGCGCGGCTTGATCGTGTCCAGAGCGGCCACTGAGAGCGCCCCAATGTCTGCGTCAGTCATGCTTCGCGCTCCTTTGCTTGCGCTTAATCGGCGCGGCCTTGTTTTCTGGTGCTGCGTGAACTGCCTTGTCCTCGACCAGCGCAACCGCGCCGCTTTGGATGAGGCCGCGCAATAAGTCATCCGCCACAACGTGCCGTGAGCCTTTGACCCACGTTTCGACGCGCAGGCCATCAACCGACACTGGGCGCGTATGAAGCATTTCAATCTTGGTCATGGCGTGTGCGTCCTCTGGATGTAGATGGCCTTGTCCCAGACAGTAACATCTTCAGAGCAATTCAAAAAGAACCGCGCGCCGTGTTCGCCCATAGCCCCGGTGACAAACAGGGTGCCGTTGAAAAACAGGAAGTCATCAACGCCGTTGCCTTTGATAAGCGGGCGTCGATCCTCCGCCACAAGCAGGTCGTAATTTTCGCCAATCATAACCTCAATTCGCATGTAGGTTTCATTGGATGACGATTTGGAGACGCGGAATGTCAGATTGATTTCGTATGTCTCGCCCGTGGCCTGTGGCTGAAGCGTGTTGTTGCCCCAAACATCTAGCGGAATGCCGCGACGAAAGTCGGTTTCGCTATCGCTGGCTAGACCGTCGATAGTGACTAGGGTTTCTGTATCGGCTGGAATTGGTTGCTTATTGTCTACGGTGTTGGTCGCGTCGTGCAGATAGAGCCATCCACCGTTGAACTTGGCGCGTCGTTCTTCGCCATTGTCCATTCGCAGCAATAGATCGGCTGCGCGCTTGTTGTCTTCTGTCGCGTCGGGGATGCTGTCCCACGGGATATTCGATGCCATGACAAGCCCCTGTTGCAAGGTAGGTGGGGCGACCGAAGCCGCCCCGCCAGTGTATTAGGTAGCAGCCGTGCCAGCGTCGATTGTCGCTGTGCCCATGCTTGCGCCCTTACGCTTGGTCGCGTGAACGGACACGACAGCGTTGGTGCCAGTTGTGCCGACCGCAGTCATGCGGACGTAACGCTTGGAACCACGGTAGCCGATGGAACCGACCATCACGTTGTCGTCGTCGTCGGACGTGACCGTGAGGTCAGCCTCAGAGCCGATCAGGTCAGCGTCGGCAACAGCGGTCGCGCCTGCGTCCGTGGTGTCATCGCCTTCCTCGACTTGGAACGAGAACCCAGCGGTAGTGCCAGCGTCGGTCACGGTCCCGGTCGAAACCGAGAATGTGACAGCTTGCCAGCCCTGCATGTCGATCCAATCGCCCTCAGCTTTGGTCGTGCCGGACAGTGTAGCGGAGAGGCCAAGGCCATACTCTGCGTCGTTGCGGGTATCAAAAACAGCCATTGTGTTTTCTCCTTATGCTGCGACTTTGCCGATGGCGATTGCATCGAACGATGTTACGTCACCGCCAACACGCTGTGTGGTGTAGTAGGTCACAAAGCCTTTGTTGGTGAAGGGGTCACGCAGAACTTGCAGACCGACGCGATCGAGGATCGTGTAGGCTTGCGAGAAGTCAGCGTAGACAACCGACAAAGCGTTAGCGGCAACCGCTGGCATATCGTCCATGAAGACAACAGGCTTGCCAAGAAGCTGCATAGACGCTTGACCGTTGGCCAAAAGCACGGGCGAGAAGAAGTAGTTGTCCGCGCCTTTGAGCTGCAATGCAGCGCCAAACGTGGTCCGCTTCATGCCCCAAACCGCGCCGGGCTGGTAGGCTTCTTTGAGCGCGTTCTGAACCGCAATCAGACCGTCAGCGTTGAGTGCGTCAGCCGTACCCATTGCCACTTGGTTGATCTTGTTGCGCTCATAGGTGCCGGAGGTTGCCTGTGCCGCGTAGGTCAGGAAACCGCGTGGCTTGTTTACGCCGTCGCCCAGAACAAAAGCTGTGTTCTGCGTGCGTGCAAACTTGTCTGCCACTTTGCCGGAGAGCCATGCTTCGATGTCAAGGTAGCTGTCCTCAATCATCTCGGTCGTCATGCGCGGATCGGCTTCGATCTTGTGCGCAGCGATAACCTTCTGGCCCAGTTCTGGCGTTGCGGTTTCACCACCGGATGCGCCTTCACCTGCCCAGCGAGCAGCGGCTTCGTTGTCGTCGATCAGGATGTCGATCGACTTGGAGCCAGTCTGTTCCACGTTTGCAACACCGCGCAGAGGCGACGTTTCAAAGATGCGGGACACGATTGTGTCGGACAGTTCGGGGCGCACAAGGTAGCCGCCATCAGGGTTCACGTCGGTCGACATGGACTTGATTTCGACGCCTTCGGAACCAGCCTTGAAGCCAGCGGGCAGAGTGCCATAGGCCATGTATTCGCGCAGTGCGTCACGGTGCTTGGCTTCGGCCTCAGCGTCAGTCGCTTTGCCTTCGCCGCCGGGGCGCTGCATTGCGGCTTCCAGCTTGGCTTGCTTGGATTGCATCTCAGCCATTTTAGCTGTGATGTCCTCGGCCATGCGGTTGTGTTTCTCTTCGGTGATGACGTCCTTGGGCGCGCTCGACTTGATAGCGTCGATTTCGCTGCGGAGTTCCACCAGCGTTGGGTTGATCTTTTCGACCAAGCCCTTGATTTCTGCAAAGTCAGTCATGATTGACCTCCGATTTGATGCAGGGTTGCGGATAGTAGGGCTTTGAGTTCGTCAACCTCACGCTGATCGGCCTCTGGAACAATGGCGTCTGCCTCACGCAGAACATCATCGCGCCGCTTCCATGCCGCAGTTGCCATTGCTTTGGCCTCCGAACGGCTGAAATTCATCTGACGGAACACGGCTTCGATGTCGCGCACGTCTGCATTTTTCACGCTTGTGACTAGCGCCGCTGCGTTGGCGGGCATAGTGACAAGCGATGTCTCAAACAGGTCCACCTCTTTTAGAAGGCGCGCACCGCCCTCCATAGCGTAGTCCTTGGTCACATAGCCAATAGATAGACCGTCGATTGCGTCGGCCTTGACCAGTTCGTAAGCGTCACGGCCCTTGGTCGTCTTGATGGCAATGCGGCCCTTCATATATAAGCCGCGCTCATCCTCGGAATACTCATCCCAGACGCCAATCGGGTCCATCATGTTGTGCTGCCAAAGCATCTTTGGCTTGCGGCTCTTGAGCGTTTCCGCAAAAGCGCCCTTGACCATGATGTCGCCATAGCTGTCACGGTTGCCAAAAACGGCCCCGTAACCTTCGATCTGACCTTCCTCGCCAGTCGCTTTGACTTCAAGGCTCAGGCTCTTTTGTTCAACGCTCATCGCTGGTCTCGCTTTGCAAAGTTCTGGGAGAGTATAGCAGCAAACTGCAAAGTTGCAAAGATGCCGCTCATGCGCGGTCAGCGCGCCGGAATGTAACGCTGCATCGGCAGTTTATCACGTTGCCTGCGCTGCCGTTTGGATCGCCGGGATACATCAGAGGCTCAGAGCCGCCCAAGATTGTCGGAACCATAAACGGCTGCTCAAGCGCCACGCGCTGCTCATCCATAACCCTGTGGTCGTATTGGTCCTCATCAATGAATGACCGCGTGCGCGCGTCCTCGACGCTGTTCCACTGCTTCACGAGAGGGCGCGTCGATTGCTGCGCCGTGCGCATCTGCGCAAACTGGCTGGAGCCGTGGGCCTCAGTGCGAGCAATGACGCGGGATCGAACGCGGCTAAATTCTGGGATAGCCTCACGCAGTAGCTTGGCGATGCCCTCGACCCCAAGACCTTCGCGCTGACCTGCGCTAATCACACCCATGATTTGCTTGCGCGTCGTCTCAAGGATTTGCTGCACCTTGCGCGCGCCATACTGCTCAATGAACTGGTCAACAAATTGCTGAAATAGGTCATCCTCATCCTGCTTAGTCTCAAGCTGGGCAAAGCAGTCCTTGAGGTCGGCAATGATAGGCTCGCCAGCCATGCGCATCGAAATAGCGTAGGACTTAGCCAGCATGTCCTCGACCTGCTCACGCGCGTCAGTAGGTAGAGCCACGATGTCGCCTGCACGATACTGCCGCATCATGTGACGCATCAGAGACGTCAGCGTCCGCTCTATACGCGGTGCCGTCGCCTTTTCCATTTCATCTAGGTCAGCCACCGTAGGCCACGCGGTAAAGCAATTCAGCGCCGCTCAGAGACTTGCTTTCGCCTTCGATCTCGTTGTACCGCGCCCGATACCAGTCACGGCCAGAAGCGCCGCCCCAGAGCATCGCAGAGGCATAAGCGGGGCTGTCGCTAGGCTCATCAAGGAAGCGGTCGTTGCGACCCCACCAGCGATTAGCCTTGCGCACCCAATCCTCGGACACGCTGCCACCGCCTGCAATCTTAGTTGCCATGCGGATCGTCGTGGCTTCGATGCCGTCGCCCGTCAGGCCCTCATCGTGCATCTCTAGCCCGCGCCGATAATTGCGAACCATCGTATCTGTTGGCTTGAACGTCTGCTTTGTCTCAACGCTCTTGGCTTCCATGACGGGGCTTAGAAGCGGGGTGTATTCGCCCTCGCCTTCCTCTGGAAAGCCCATCATCACGCGGCTTTCCTCGCGCGTCAGGACGCCTTTTTCAAACGCCAGCACAGCGCGATCAAACATCTTCTGACGGATGCCCTCAAGCGCGGGAATGCTGTCTAGGTCTAGCTTGAAGCGCAGGCCCTCACCGAAGCGCGGCAACATCCACGCAGTCATCTCGCCAAAGAACTCATCCAGCAACGGGATAACCGTGTCCGTATAGAGACGCTCTTTTGCCTGCTCCAGATTGTTGAACGTGCTGGCGTCGTTATCGATCAGGGGAAGCGGCACGCCGAACGCGCTGGAGACATACTTGGCCGTCTCCTTCATCGTATTGAGGAAGTCCATATCCATCGGCGTCTTGGACATTTCCACATAGTCCGCGTCGTCAGATAACATCGGGATTTCGCCGCTGTTGCCTGCGCCCGTCATCGCGCTCTTGAAGTACTCGCGCATCCGCTGGACCATCTCGCCGCTGGGATAGCCGCCCTTGAACCGAACAAGGCCGCTAGGGCGCGCGCCGTTCTTGAGTAGGCTGTAGTTCCAGACCGACCCAGCGTTGTGCGTGTCAGCCGCCAGAGACGCCGCCATGAGGGGCGATTGCCCGCGCCAGTAGTTCGACGGGTTGTAGGTCTTGAGGTAGAACACGTCGCTCTCGCCTGTGACCTGATCGACCTTGAAATAGGTCTCTGATTTGCCCTTCTTGTGGCAGTAGGCAAGCGGCAAGCCGTGCGCGCCGGGCTTCACTTCCATGTCCATCGGGTTGAGCGCCCACATCTCAGCAAACTGGCCGTCAGGCGTGCCGACGCAGAACGTCTCACCGAACAACATGCGGTTGACTAACATCTCAGAAAGCCACGCCTCATAGGCTTGCCACGGGTTTGGTTGGCCCAGAAGGTCAAGCGCTGGGTGCTGCGTCAGCATCTCATCGCCCTGATAGAGTTCCACCTTGATCGACTTAGCGGCCTCGACCACCTCGCGGATCGCCCGGTAGACAATTACGTTTTGCTGATAGCCCTCGCGCACATAAGCCTCGCGGGTGTGCGTTGCCGACCAGCTTGACCCGCCGCCGACCATAAACGCCGCACCTGTCGGGTGTTCTTTGACTTCTTGGGGCTTGTCGCTGCGGGTAAAAGGCCAGACCATGCTTACAGCACTCCGAAAATTGCTTCGCCATGCCCGCCAATCATAGGCTGTAGGGCATACCGCAAGGCGTCGATGTAGTGGTTGTTTGCATCGACGATCTTCGGCATGATGTCTCCAGACAGGCGGTCTTGTTTATACGAGTAAAGCCGAAACTCGCGCGCGGTTTCCGGACAGTCGCTGTGAATGATAACATGGTCCAGTGATTTAATAAAGGCCACGCCATCCTCAACTGAGCCTGCCCACTTCTTCACGCCAGTGATTGCAGGTAGACCGTGGCGCTGTAGGTAGCTGATGCTCTCAGGGCGCGCGCTATCGGCCCTCACGGCGTGCTGAGACATGAGAGGCATTCGGCCCAAGACAAAGGGCGCAGTGTCGTCTAGTTCCAGCCCTACTCGGCCAGCCTCGCGCCGGATGTAGAGACGTTCGTCGTGGATATAGCACTCAATTGCGGCTGTCGGGTCTTGGGCAAAGCCAAAGTCCAGACCGTAATAGGGGCCATCCCACGTTGTCTGTGGTTCAAAGTCCCGCTGGCTGAACTTGCCCCCGAAAACCTGCGCGTCGCTGTTCTCAAGGTAGGCCCCGTCCCAGATGTGGGCATAGGTCGCTGGATCAAGCCGCGTCATCTCGCGCTTGCGTAGCGTTTCAAGCCCCTTGGGAAAGAACGGGTTGTCCTGCCAGTTTATCTCGCAGATCAGGGCGTTGTCGGGCGGCGACTTGCGAAACCGCTTGTCCACGGGGCTGTTTTCGGTGCGTGGGTTCCAGATAGCCCAGAGTTCCGACTTGGCTTGCCGAAACACCGTGGCCTCAAGCGCAAGCCAGCTTTCGTCCGGCACGTCCTCGGCTTCCTCGACAATTGTCAGGTCAATGCCAGCCAGCGACTTGATGCTTGAAGTGTTGTGACGCAGGCCCCGAAAGATGAACTCCGTGCCGTTCTTGCCCCGCAGATAGTCAATGCCGACGTCATAGTGCGCAGCGAGCCAAGGCGTGCGTTCGATTGCGTCCTTGAGTTCCCTGTGAAAGCTGTCCTTGATGCTGACTTGCAGTTCACGGGTGCAGAGAATGCGCAGAGGCTCAACATAGCCCCAGTAAGCAGCCATCATAGCAGCCGACTGCGACTTGGCCGATCCACGCCCTCCGAACAGCGCCCGGTATTGCACAGCGCCTCTATCTGGCTCGAATACGTCGAGAACCTTGTCGGGTAGGTTAATCGCCGCTTGCGTCATCGGGCTTTACGCCGCGCAGCACTACGGTCTTGGGTGGCGTCATTGTGCCATCGCTAGACGTGTGGTCTAGGTTGTTCGTCTCGCGCCAGCCCATGCGGGTCTTGGCCCAGAACATCGCAGCCCTACTGCACTCCCCATAGGACGCGCCCTGCTTTAGAGCGCTTCCGCTGGCCATCGTGTAAAGGAATTTCCCGACGTTGGCGTTCGCCTTTATAGAGGAAAGTTTCAGTTCCTCGCCGTAGTGCTTGGCCAGTGTTGGCTTGCTGATGCCGATGTATGCGGCGATTTCGTCCTGCGGCATACCGAGAGATGCCAAGGTGCGGACCTCGACGCGAGTTTCGGCTGTTGGCTGGTGTGCTTGTCTTGGCATTATGCGGCCTCGCGCTGTTTGGCCCAGTGCAGTTTCATTGAGACGCGCTTGACTGAGCGCCGCTCCGCTCCATCGGGAAAAGCGGCTTTTGATGCCGCCTCGCTGGTTAGTATTTTGTCCAGCAATGCCTCAAGAGCATCAGCCTCGTCGTCCTGAAGGTCTAGACGCATCATGCTCGCTCACCCTCTACGTCTGCGAAATTGCGCCCGTCTCCCTCAAGAGTTGCCTCTTGGCCTGTGAACTCCTGCCAGCGCTTGATGATGACGTCGCAGTATTTTGGGTCTAACTCCATCAGTCGAGCCATGCGACCATGCTTTTCACATGCGATTGCGATCGTCCCTGACCCGGCAAAGCTGTCGAGAACCAAGTCGCTACCCTTGGTGTTGTTGAGCATCTGGTATTCGAACAATTCGACGGGCTTCATCGTCGGATGCTCTGCATTGCGAGACGGGCGGTCAAACTCTAGGATTGTGGTTTGCTTTCGGTCCGTTGCCCAAAGATGCGCTGCGCCCTCTTTCCATCCATAAAGGCATGGCTCATGCTTCCAGTGATAGTCTTGACGGCCCATAACCATTGTTTGCTTTTTCCAAATCAAGCACTGCCTTACTGGCCAGCCGACATCTTTTGCGGCACCCCGAAAATTGTATCCTTCGCTGTCTGCGTGCCAAATGTAAAATACCGCACCCTTTTTCATGACTGCGTCGGCTGCCGAATAGGCATCGGTTAGAAACTGCCTAAATCCGCCATCGTCCATTTTGTCGTTTTGAATGGTGAGTGCATCTTTTGTCTTACCCTCATAAGCGACGTTGTATGGAGGGTCAGTAAGCCACATGTCGACCAGTTGGCCTTCGCACAGGCGCTCCATGTGCTCGATGGAGGTGCTATCCCCACACATCAAGCGATGTCGCCCCAATAGCCACACGTCACCCTCAACAGTGACAGGCTGCACCGGAACGTCTGGCACCGCGTCCTCATCGGTCAGGCCCTCGGTTTCATCGACCGGAAATAGGTCGTCAATCTCGCCAAGCTCAAAGCCCGTGAGTTCTAGGTCAAAGCCCATCTCTTTGAGTTCCGCAAACTCGA